AGGGATTTTTCAACCGTTTCAGGTTGATTCTGAAAGATATCGCCGATATCTCCAGACTTTCGGAATGCGGTGTCTGCTTCCACAGCGTCTACTCGTTTTCCAAATTCATTAAATTCACTTGATACTGCTGCAATATCTTTTGCAACTGCTGCAAATGAATCCTTAACTGTATCAACATCAACCTTTGAAGACTTAAGAAGTTCTACTTCTGCTTGCAAAGCCTTTACTGTTGACACTAGATCGCTAAAGGCTGATTCTAGAGTATTTTTCATTTCGGTAACTGCTTCTGCAACTACCTCTTCTGACTTAGATACTTCTACAACTGCTTCAACTACTGTTTCGACTGCTTCAGCATCTTCTGCTTTAGTAATCTCTTCTGCTACAACTTCATCAGTCTTAGCAACTTCTGTTGCCTCAACCTCTTCTGCCTTAGCAACTTGTTCAGTAACTTCTGCAACTGATGCATCTGCCTCTGGAGCGACCACAACATCTTCAACTACATCTGTTTTTTCAACTTGTGTTTTTGATTTTGTCATAGGTTGTACCTCCTTGTTAATCTTAGAAGTATTAATGCCTTTAGCACTATCAACTAAGAATTTTATCATTACTGTTTTTTCGTTATCCGTTTTTTCAACGAACCCTATATTTTCCATTTGCTCTCCACTGACTGGGCTGAGTTCTGATTCGTTCTCAGATGATATCACAATACCATTTTCCTTGTCGTAAAAAACATTTTCTAAAACTGTTAAGTCTCCCTTTATGATATCTACACCATCAACTTTTTCAACCGATACTATATTGGCAAATTGATTTGCTGGTGAATCTACAAGGCTTAACTCTATTAGGTCGTAGTCTTTAATAATTCTAATTTGTGAGTCTGACTTTTCATCAAATCCGTCATCCCACTTGTTCATTCGTCCACCAATAGAAAAACCTGTTAGTGTTCCGTCTAGAACTTTTTCCCAAGTATCTTGTGCACCTTTTGAAACATATGCTGAAACGAAAACGCCTCTATAAAATTTCTTTGAGTCTGGATCAAAATACTTATCTTCTTTAAAATTTACCATCTTACCAACTGCAAGTGGTTGATGCATTTCACGAATGTTCCCTCTGAACTTTGCAAAAGCATTCATAGATGCTTCTGCTGTTACGATATCCATCTGCTTGTCTAGGTTGTCTAATGATGCAAAACCTGAAACGATACGACGCTCTTTATCGACCTTACTAAAAGGCATCGATAGACGAAGATTTTCCCCATCTGAATTCCAATGGGCTTTAGATATATTGCTCACCACTATATTATACCCTCCATTTTACACAAGTATCACATTCTGGACATATCGGACATCAGGGAGTTTTTCTTCCTTCACCCTTTGGATTTCGTCCAGCAACGGTTGAAGAACTGTCAGAGTTGTTGTTTGTTCTCTCTGAATCCCTAGCCCTTGTTGTGCTTGCCTCTGCTGCAGCCTCTGGCTTAAGGTTTAAAACCTCATCGCCACCCTCTCGCTGTGGCATGTCAAGAGCAACTCGTGCTTCATTCGGAGTCATGATCTGGTTCTTAACATATCTCTCAAGTATCTGAGACTGTGCAATTTCATCTGTTAGGGTTAACTCGTTAAATACAAATTCAACAATGTCTGTCTTTTCACGAATGATCTTATTGATCATTTTTTCCAATTGTCTTTGTGCTGGCCTTGCAACCTGCTCCTTAAAGGTACGATCCTGTGCAAGTGCTGCTGCAATAGATCCAGAATCGCCACCTCCAAGTTTAGACAATGGCACTTGATGTGCTACCAGTATGTCATCACGGTTTTGCTTACGATACTCTTTAAATGAGCCGTCTTGTATACCGTCTTCGATGGGTTCCATTTTAAATTCAACCTTGTTGTTTTCGCTATCACCTGGAAGTGGAATATATAGCGTTCTGTGTGACTGCCCTCTGAGATTTGTTTGTAAGAATCGGAACATCTTATCTTCTGCATCTCCAGAAAGTTTTGCACCTTTTAGTGTTACTACGTATCTTGGCACTGCTTTATTTGCAAAGTAGTCAATATTATATTGTGAAGCAAGCGAGTCTCCATGCAGGGAGTTGATGGCCGACATAATGTCTGGTACTCCGTAGAAAGTGTTAAGAGGTGAGTATTGCTTAAAGTGAATAATCTCGTTTGGTCTTGCATCTGTTGTTAGTGGGTTTGGATTCTTTGCTCCAAAATTACGGAAGTAAACAATCTTATTTCCAATAATTTGTACATATCCGTCTTTGATTCTTCTTACTCTCATTGTTGTTGCTGGGATGTGACCGACATACCCAATCTCTCCACGAGTAGTTCTTCCTACTTCTAGATATCCGTTTCCAGTTGATTGAAGATCTGTATAAACCTTTTCCATAGTTGCAGTAAAAGAGTCATCGTCATTGAGTGACTCTAGCCAATCTCTTGCTTCAATCTTAGTTCTTTCAATTCTTTTTCTTGCCTTTTGTGTAGCGCTATTGTCTTCTGAAGACTCTAAACGAAGCATTGTTCTTTGAGAGATATGAAACTCATAGCCAAGTCCGACAATGTTTTCTACCTTTGCATCAATGGCTGCGTGGTTTGCAAAAGAGGTGTCGTAGTAGTTTGCTAATTCGTATAGATTCCATGGTGGTGTAATAACATCGAACATTCCATAACCGTTTACATATACTAGACCTGGGTTTATTTCTTTTGACTGTGCTCCATCAATACCGCTTTTTCCAGCAAGTGCTGCAGTTGTATATTGTGGAGTTGGTTCAACCATCTTTGTTGAAGATCTGCTTATGCGTCTTTTAAAGTTTGAGTCTAGGCCGTCTAAAGTTTTTAATGTTTCCCAATTACCTTTAAAAGGATCTGAGTTTAAGAATGGATCGTCTTTACTGATTGCACGATCAATACTTGCCCCAATAACAATTTCGTTATCTTCCATAATTACTCCTCGTCTCCATACAATGCTATTGTATCTTTTGCTGCTTGAACTGCTCCAAGATCGTTTAGATTAGGAAGCAATCCAGAGTTCATTCTGTCTACCTGCTCACTATATTCTTCTTCAGATACACGAGATGAACCAGCAATAAATTCTACAGTTCCATTTCCTGGATCTCCATAGTGTATTGCTGCTTGCTTTAATTCTGAAATTTTTGCAATGTCTCCTCGCATAGAAGGAATGTTTAAAACAGAACCATGCCCATCTGAAAAATATCTTCCGTTGGCTTTTTTATAAATGTATAAGCCCCAGTCATAGTCTTTCTCAATGACTCTGCGCCTAACATTTTTGACAATTGGTTGACCAGTTTTTGGGTCTATTAGTGAATCCATATCCACAAGTATACCATATTAAACTGGATCGACTATGAATTTTGACCAGTTAACGTCAGTATACAATGAATAGCCATAATCTTTGAAGGTTACAGGACTATCATCATTAACGATTATTTTATTTGTTCCTGTGTAACTCTTATAAACTTCGGATGGGTTTACCCCATAATAACTTGTTTCAGAAAGAACAAGGACTTTGTTCCAGTTGAACGAAGGAGCATTCCAGAACTCCCAGTCTAGGTCAGAACTAGACAACACCTTAACTCTAAACCACGGTCTTTCTGATACGTTCTGAACCTCCTGCAAGTTGGTCGACTGGTAGTATGAGATGCTGTTAAACAGTAGTGGACCAGTCAATCTTATTGCACCCTCAAAAGATGAAAAATTTAAACTGTCAGCAAAACTTATGCCCAAGAATCCCCACTCCTGAAGAGTCAGTACTGGCTCCTTTACAACTTTTCCATTCCAGTAAAATCCAATTCCGTCTTGAACTAAGCCAGTCTTTGCATCTATTGCATATATCTTTGCTCTTCTTCCACTTGGGTCACTTGCAACCATGTAAAACTTTATATACGCAGTTTTGCTTTCTATTTCAAATATTTGTGTTGGGGCATATGGGAAATAGTCTCCATCAAATCTTACGGCCATTTGCATTGCAATTGCTTTAAAATCATTTGCCCTGCTAGTATTAATAGGAATTAACAATCCCCTGTTTACGAGTGGGTCATATTTTCCTCTAACCTGTACCCCGCTTGTTTTGGTAAGATACAAATATGAAGATGATCCACTATAGATTGAAAATGGATTCTGTCTTTTAAAGTCATAGTATATTCCTGTTTTTGTGTAAGGATAAATTGGAGTTCCAAACCTTGTTCCGATTGGGCTTGCATTTGACTCGTTAAGGGCTTGTGAAGCATAGGCAAGTTTTTTAATGTTGACATTGTTTGTGTCTGAGTCTTTAACTTTTATATCAATGTGAGTAACAATTGAAAGATCATTAAAGTCTACTCCAGAGGGTGCATATATTATCATATTGTCAACAACCTCATATTTTGTTGTCATCCAGTCTGGTCCTGGAACCAGTATTCCATTCCTAGAAGGTCGTTCTGTTTTTGTGAAATAAAATGGAGTTTGATTTGCTCCTAACTCTGTATACTGAAAAGTCACATAACTTTTAACAACTGCTCCATCTGTGTCATACCTATAGTCTTTTGCTATTTTGTTTTTAAGATCCTCATAATCGTTATAGCCAGTAAACAAATAATTGTCAAGTGATTCGTAAGTTCTTTGAACTGGCAGACCATACTCATTTGCAAGTTCTGCATATGTCCAGTCAACTGGCTCTGTTTCTATTGCAATAGTCTTTGATGGTACTGGATAGTCTATATTAAACTGTATAAAGTCAAGATCAAAATATTGATCCCCTCTTTTATCAAGAACAGACTCAGCAAAATATGTTAAGGGAAGTTGATCTTCCCAATATGCGTTTGCAGATACAGATAATTTATAAGTATCAAAAACCTGGTTTGGAACAAGCGTATAACTGGCAACATGATCAATGAGCGCATCTTCCTCATCAACAAAAACTCCTCCGCCAGAAATACCTCCATTAACGGTGCTTGTTACCCCTCCAGACGGTGGCATAGAAGTGGTGTCTATTCCACCATCTATATTTATTAATTGATTATTTTGATATACAGCAAACAAGTCTTCATTCCATATTGGAAAACCTAGTTCATTAAACAGTCCCCTGATTTTTTGAAAATTGTATTTTGTACAAAAACCAATCTTGTAAATTTTGCCAGTAAAGGTTGAAGAACCAAGTTTGTCCCCACCTACATACAACCTTAAGTCAGACAGTGACCCAAAAAATTCTGAGGCTGGATCTCCGAATCTTGCAACAAACGCTGGTATGTTTACTCCTACATCAACTAGTTCTCCTGGCTCAGCAACTAATGGAGAGTACAATGTTTGTAAGGTTCCATTATAATTGATTGAGTATGATATCTGATTATTAATTAATTCTACTGAAAAATAACTTGTGCTGTTTTCTTTTTCAATTCTAAATAATGTTTGTGTTTCAGGAGATGATTGGGGCAGTCTAAAACATCCGTAGAAAGCAGAGGTCGAACTTTTTAAAAAGTCAAAGTTTTCAAACAGAATATGTCCAGAGACATTGTTCCATGAAGAGTTGGGTCTAAATGAAAAAAAGTTTATTGGGTCTGAAGTCTGGACTAAGTTGCAATCTGCAAACAGTTCTTCTTGTGTTTTTAAAGACAATTTTATTTGTGGCAATGGGTTTTTTGATACAGATAGTCCCCTATTCTGTATTAATGTATTGTCGTTAAATGCTTGCTTCCAGGACCCTATTTTTGGATACTGGTAGTTGGCAGAATAATTTGCAAAAGCATAATCAATAAAGACTGATGTTCCACTATAAGATGTATTGATATTTTCTGGTATTTCAACTCCTTGCCCAAACACAAACCTTCTCTTTGTAACAGCAGTTGGAACAACATATGGATAAATTGCGACACAGTCTATATCAATTGGAAAGACATCTTCGTGTGCATAAAAACCTATCCAGTCTTGATCTTTTTGATTTACAAGCATTTCTGGCAATTCTAGTAAAGCAGGATTGTAATTAAAGGATATTACTTCTTGTCCATTAATTACAAGAGATGCAGTATCCTTGCCAAGTCTTAAGTGCACAAGCATTGGTCTTGTCCATTCACCAACGTAATAAGTCTTGTAATCGCTACCTATTTTTAATCCAATAGATGGTCCGTCAACATATATCCCGTCATCAGATGCTACGGGCCCAATAATTCTTTTCCTGTCGTTTGAATATGAGTTTACTCGAAGCCAAGTTTCTAATGTATATTGCCTAAATTGTCCAGATTCATTTAAAAATCCTAAGCCAGGAATTATTAATGAAGGGTTTGATCCATTAGGATATAGAGCCGTTAAACTGGATGTTCCATAAACAATGGGGATTCCTAAATTTTTTGCTTTAAGCATGTTGTCAGAAACTAAATAATATGCGTCAAGTTCTTGTAAACCATAACATCTTGCAACAACGGCCTTTTGAGGAGCAATAGATATTTCTGACGGAAGATCTATAGGGGCAACCCCAAGAGAGGTTGAAGAAAACTCTTCTGACCATTGTCCAAAAGTTATTCCATTTACTAAAAACACATCTTCTGTTTCTGATTCTCCAATAAAGTTAATTTTAAACACTAGTTGTATTTTTGAATCGTCTGGTGGTGTATCAAATGTTTCTGATATAAAAACCCAACTATTGTTTATGATGGTGTCATAATTTTTTAGATGTGTAACAATCTGTCCGCTGGTCGTATCTTCATATTGATACCCAATTTCAAAACCTGCAATATAGGAACTTTCAGAATAAAAGTATCCACCAACGGAAAATGTTTTTAGGTATGTGTTTAAATCTCTCAGGTCCATAATCTCATTGCTTATCGCAACAATAGATGCTGACTCGTTGCTAGTTGGAGTTGCTGTAATTTTGCCTACATAACTATTGATGAATGGTTCGCCTATTGACTGTGGATAGTCTTGATGAGTACCGCCAGTAATCGTCCAGTTAGATAGATTTCTTTGTGGTTCAGAAATTAAAGAAATATAGTCTGCATTATCGTCAAGAGCCCAAAGACCTGTTGGGTGTTCTGCAAACACCTTTTCTGCGTATAGGTTTGATGGAGTAGACATTATGAGTCTATTTTACCACAGAAGACTATTTGTTTATCTTTATTTCACAATAGTCAGTTGTGCAATAAGACTCTCCTTGAGCCTCAAGATTTTCTGCTCCATCATAGATAGCAGAGAAATCAATGTGCTTCAACTTGCCAACATACGACTCGTATTCTTCTTCAGTAATCTGAGTATAAGGCTGCTGAGGATAAACAGTGTTTCCCATTGGTAGGAATGAGACCGCCTTTAGTTGTCCCTCGTACATATGAAGTGCTGGAACAACATGCTTTGATTCTGTCTCCTTATCAAATGACAGTGTTACAGAAACACCATTATCAGACCAATACTTCTGAGCAGTTGCAGCAAGAGCAATCTTTTCAAATAGCGTTACATCCTTTTCAGATCTTGGATGACCTGACTTGATTGGGAAGTAAACTACCGATGTGTTTGCTGACACTACGTCATCTTCAATTGTGTACCCTGCTGCTTTGAACAAGTGCATCATTGGATCTGTGTTTCCAAATCGAACTGCACGAAGGAAGAAGTTTCCTCCAGGTCCCCAGTGAACTCCAGGAGTTGCACCAGAAAGAATTGAAACTGATCCTGATGGCTTTACTGTTGTTACACGAATTGATTCACGAACACATAGCCATTCTGAATACTGGTGGTCATAGTGACGGATCTTGTTGTATCCTTCATCCATCCACTCACGAACAGTTGGCAAACCCTTTTGATCTGCAAATGATGCAATACCAGTAAGTGATGTGCCAATACGACGGTTGCGTTGCATAATACCGTTTGTTTGTGGCCAGTGTGTTGGAACAAGAGTTACGGTCTTTCCATAAAGGTATGCAAACTTCAGGGTACGCAGGAAGTCCTCCTTAGATTCATGACGATTTAAGTGCACTTCTACAAGTGTACATAGTTCGTATGATTCCAATGGCTGCTCCGCACATGGGTTAAATCCCATCACACGATAATCCTTACCGTCTGGCGCATCCTTTAGTCGTCCATAATTACGAGCAACATCAAGCCAGATAAAACCTGGTTCTCCGTTTTCAGTAATTAAATCTACATAGTCTTCATACTTTGTTCCTACTTCTGCTGAGATAGAATTATTAGACATCCATGCCCACCCTGGATTTTCTGGATCAAAAGAGTTTCGTTCTGGAAATGACTCAGAGTTCTTTAAATTCATAAACACATCGTCTCCAGCACTACCCAAAGCAAGGGTTGCTGATCTTCTAACATTTCCTGAAACCACACAAGTACCAATAAGGTTTACAAGGTCTACGATGGCACGAGAGTCTAGGATCTCTCCAGCCCTAGAGCCTATCACACGGTCTATTTGGTTGTGCAACCTGATAAGAGGTGCAGGACCTGACGCAACCCCGCCAAAACCCTTTATAGGGGCTCCTAGGGGCCTAATTAGGTCATAGTTAAACTTCTGGATGTTTTGGTTTGGCCTGAGATATGAATTAATCAAAACTCTCACTGACTCTACCCATCCCTCACGAGTGTCTGGAATTTCATAAATAGACGCTGGCTCAGTAGGAGCATAGATAGACATTTGTTTGTCTTGTCCAAGGGTATCAAATCCAACTCCAATACCCAACATTAAT